TTAGCCTTCTGACTCATATCCCACATGTTAAATGAAGATGTAGAGTTGTAAGGCTGTTCATCTTGTGAACCAAACGTTTCTTCAAACGTTCCATATCCTTTACCTTTTGGCATAATATATCCTTATTGTATAAACAGGCAGCCGAACGTTTCACCGTTCACCACACCCGTAACCTTCAAAAAACCTTGTGTCTTCTGAAACTCTCTAATAGCATCACCAGTTTTTTTACCGTAAACCCCATCCACAGGACCCGGATTGAAACCACGCTCCGCTAACTTTCCCTGCACCAAACGCACAGGTAAACCACGACTACGAGAAGGACGAGACAAAGGAGTCTTCTTAACCTGCTCGTGTAAATCTTTAAAGAACTGTATGATAGCAGCCCAATCAATAGCATCAGGAGCCTCAACGATACTCATACCATTCTCAACCCAGTCACCCAACCAGTCACCCGGACACGTCGTGTAACCTGCTTTCGCTTTCTTACGGTGGGTAGAAACCCACAAACCCTTACCAAAATGGTACTCAGCGGCATCAACAACTGTTTGTAAAGAACGTAAAGCAGCGTCACTAGGCTTGTGAAAACCCCAACCAGTGAAACACACACTAATGGAACGACTGTTCCAACCCTTAGTACCAGCGCCACGACTCTCCCAGCCGCGCCCCTCAAAAATAGTACCAGTCTCATCAACAAGCCAGTTGTAGCCAACACCATCCCAGCCTTTACCCATATGATGGCGTTCAAAAGCCTTAACAGCCGCTGACCCTTTAGGTCCGTTTTCTACACCAGAATGGTGTATAACAACGCCAGTAACACGAGAACGGTTCAACTTGTCGAACTTTCCCTTAGGGGGAGGTTTCGCTCCCCAATCATCTCTCGATAAGTGTTTCATAACTATCAGCCCTTTCTGTCCCGACTATTGAAAAGTCCTACGATAAGATGATCTATCAGAACCTTCTCTAGACATACCGCCACGTGAATAATAGTTTAATGCACCCTGCTCACGATCTAATTGATACTGTTTGTAACGCAAATACTCTTTATAATTCTCTTGCCTTTGAGGAGTATTACGACGCAAACTCAAACCAGCCATAGAAGAAAACATAGTTTCAAAAAACTTTTGCTGATATTTTGCTTCCGAAGGAACCATTCGACGTAATGTACCCAAAGCAGGTAAAGAATTAAGAACAATATATTGAATATGATCAGCCATCATCCACTCACCATCATCACTTTTCTCTGCCCATCCTATGGATGCTAAAGCAGGCATAAGCCCCGGAAGACCACGCAACGGTTGAGGAGTAGAAATTTTTTCCCCACTCATAGGAACCCCAGAAGCCAACTTCTTTCCAAAAGCCACCTCAATAGGAGTCTTAATAATAGGAGTAGCCTGCCATGCTAAATTTTGCAACATGGTTTCCACACCAAACAAAGGATTACCTATCTCACCCTCAGTTCTAGCCAACGGATCAAACTTAAACAAATCTTGAAAAGGAAGATCAGGAACAGAATAAACTCTAGAACCAGCAAACTCGAAAGGCATCCTAATACCAAAAGGTTGTAACAAATAATCAGGAACAACCCCGTCATCCCCCGTACCCCACTCAAGGTTACGTTTAGCATTCATCACAGCATTGTATTTAGCAGGATGCTTACCTAACATTTGGAACTGATAAGGAACATTTTTTCTTGTCCACGTATAAAATGGCATAGCCCTAGACCAAAACTTTTTTTCAACCTCAGTCAAATCAGAATAATCAAACTGGGTTTTAGCGATACGAGCCAACGCATCATTAAAATCTCCACCCCATCGCATCGAGTCCAACCCAACACCCAAACGAATAATGTCTTCAGCCTGCATATTAGCAGAACGAACCATTTGATAATAAACAAAATTAGAACTTAAAGGTGACATACTCGTAGCAGCCATCTCCGCTGCTCTAGCCTTATCCGCACCAACCATGACCTGTCCACGAGCCAAATTCTTTAAACCACTAGGCTTGCTTTGTCTCCATCCTGCACCTCCAAGAGGTATATCAACCGACACAGTAGCCTGACCGCCACCTCTAACACCACGCTCCAGTAAACCAACATAATTTCTCATATACTCAGTGCCTTCCTTCTGAGCGACACTACGAGCCGCTTCCAAGAAAGACATCCCTTGATCACTTGCATGATTAGCAATTCTTTTAGTTGTATTCATCGAATCAAAAATAGATTTAGGATTAACACCATCCAACCAAGCATTAAAGAAAGCACCAAAAATGTTTCTCATAACGAACCCCGGAGTGGAAATCATTCCAGCCTTTAAAAAGTTTTGCAACGTATCGAATGCTTTCAATAAGCCTTCCACCTCTACAGGTGAGTTCATTCTTTGAAACGCTTCAGCAGCAGCGATCATACCCTCATCTAAATCTTTGTTCCCTGAAGCCAACCTCCAAGGACCCCAATTGGTTGTACCATCCAACATTGTGTCAATGAAAGTATTAACCATTTTCTTATCAATAACTGCTTCTGGTCCCGGTGTTTTAAAGAAAGCATTCCATCCTTCATCCCAACCAGTAGCAACGCTGTCATCAACCCGAGGAGGTTTAAACTCAGGTATATCCGCACCCGTAGCACGCAACTTTCCTATACCACGTTGAAAACTTGTCAAATTAATGTAAGACGCTGCTTCTCTTGCTAATGATTGTGCTTCTAGTTCCGCTACAAGAGCCATCTGGTCAAGCATCTCTGCTTCACGTAGCATTGCTTCAGGTCCACCTTCTGGAAATTCCATAGCCGCTCTAGGACCTTTTTTGAATGGATACTTTTTAAAATCAGCGGAATAACCGGGACGGTTGGGTTTTATTGCATCAAAATAATACTGTTCTAAACCACGCCACAGGTCGTTTCCATGCATGCCATGCCCTGAAAGATTTTGCAAAGCCCCTTCTAATGCCCGCTGAGTAACATCATCTATTTCTCCTGTAGCAGGATCAAGAGATTGTTGTCCAATTATTCCTGTTTGAAGTTCACGTTCAGCATTTCGTGCTTGCAGTAAACTATCCGCAGAAAACTCCCCCAACTGTCCTTCTCCAGTCACATTAGGTTCGGCTACAATCTTCTGCACAAAATCTGCATCTTCAGAAGCAGGCAACAAACCTTGACGAATCTTTCGTGTCGTCTGAGCAACAGAATCGTCACCATACAAAGTTTGCCAGTTGGCACGTAACGAAACAGCCTGATCCCTGTAAGTAGTAGCCTCATCAAACAATAGGTTTGCGTTAGTCGTAGTCTCTTCAATAGCCGTGGCTATTTCTTCATCCGTAGCATCCGAAACTCTGTATCTAAGAGATGCCCTGTTTGCTTGCCTCACATCAGGATCTAAAAGTCCTTTTAAAAGATTTGTTTCGTGCGCTTGCCCTATCGCATCAGAAGCCTGCCTTAGCAACTGTCTGGATTGTGCAACATCTATTTTACCGGATATGCCAATCCCAATAAAATCGTTATGTTCTAACTCTATACTTCCTTTTGAAGCAGTCTTATAATAATCTTCCCATTTTTGAAAATGACCCCCCCTATTAGGAGACAGGTCAGTGGGTGCTAAACTTTTAGTACCTTTAGCAAAACCTGCTTCGATAGTGTCTTCTATACTTTTCAACATAGCAACTGTTTCATCCGACAATTTTAATTGTCTTGCTTTTGCTGCTATGATAGGCAACTGCCCCGGATAAGCAGGTAGATATTCTATACCTGTCATGCTAGCCTGATAAGGATCATCCATAACAGACAATGCGCTCTCTCCGGGACTGTCTTGAGGGTCCATCCCACGGGAAGGATGAGTGTACCTTTTTCTGAAAGAAGAAGGATTTTCACGCCCTCCAGCGTAAGCAAAACTGTCATCAAAAATTCTTCCCATAGCGCGACTCGAATTTTGAATATCTTCCATAAGAGTCACAGGAGTAGATTTACGTTTCAATGCTGCTTTAGGATTAATCAACAGTTCTGCTTCAGGTTGACCAAAAGCGTTACGCCACCCTCCACGTGCATCAACCGCAAATACAACATCTTTTTTGTTTACAGTAAACGCTTTATACCCTGAACTGTATGGATCCATATCGGGGCGTAAGTGACCCGCAGTAACTCCCGATTGGTAAGGATCGTATGCAGGATTCAGACTGTAAGACGGTCCTTTCTGCAACTCGCCGTAACCATAAACTGTTATTTTGTCATCTAAAGGCTCTAACGCTTCAACAGTCAACCGTTTCAATTCTTTACGTACTGTGCCTAACATTTTTTTAAGTTGACGCACTTCAGTAGTAGTTAAAGTAGCACGAAGACCCGCATCAACATCTATTTGACCTTTTAGTCCTTTTTTAGCATTAACATGTGCCATAACTTTTTGTAAAGTAGGATCAACATTCCACAATTTGCTTGAAGCCGCTGGCATCGGAACTAGTGCTTTTTTCGCTGTCATACCTGTCAAAAAAGAAAGACCTAATAAATCTTCCAAAGTGAAATTTTTAACAGCCTCATCCACTAAACGTTTATCAACAGGTTCTAAAAATTGAAATTTAGTGTTTACTAAACCCTCTTTCCAAAAAGCGCCATCCATACCCATGATTGCTCTTAACAACATTGTGTCACCCATTTGTCTTTCATGGACGATTCTGTGCAACATAATATTTACAGCATCATTTTGAGTAGCCTTCAATCCATTAAAAGTTTTACCCGCTTGTCTAGCGCCATCATCCCAATATTGGATAAGAGTCGGAGTGACAGGCATAGCACGATTAGTTAAAGACTCACCAACTATTCTGATACGAGGAGCCAACTCATTTATTTGAGGCATAACTCTAGTACCCATATTGAAACGAAGCAGTTCCATTTCTGTAGCCAAATCGTTTGACCTAACTAAAAGATCATCAACCTCAGAACTAACCTTCCCACCAAGCAACATCTCTTCATTTAATCTATTTGCTATCACAGTGAGTTCATCACTGATCTGTTCTATCCGACCAACATAAGCAATTTGCAAATCAAACGCTTCTCTCAACGCCTTGAGTTCCTCGCGTGTTTGTGGAATTTTAGCCCTTAAAGATTCTTTAGCCCAGTTAGGATCAACAGCAAACACAAGTTCATTATTATCTATCCTAAATAACTGAGGCGCACTATCAGCAACTTTTTCAGCATCAGCACGAGTAACCTTATTAGTATTGGTTGCTGGTACAGTATCATCAATAGTCACGGAAGTTTTAAGTCTTCTAAGCCCCCTACCTGCTATATGAGTACCCTCTAAACCACCCCTAGCCTTTTTCACATACATCGCTAATAACTGTTCTTCAGGAAAATCTGTAGATCGTGAGTATGCACCAAGAAACATTTTTTGAAAAATTCGTTCAATCTCAGGATCACTATTATAGATTCTTTTCAGAATCTCATCACCCATACCAGACTGACTAACAGGATCAAAATACAAGTGTTCACCCGTATAAGCAGCAACATGCTGCTTAACACTCCCAGTAGGGTCCACAGCACGCACATAATCATCCAGACCTTTTCTACTAGCAGCAACACTCGGACCTTCAATACCCTCAACAAGATTCTCAGTCTGACGCAACTCAGGAATATCAGTCTTGAATTCAGCCCCCTGCATAAACTCTTCAGACTTTTCTAATCGTCTTTCAAATTCATCCAACCATTTATTAACAGCATCCAAATCTTCTCTAGCAGCCACACCAGTAGTGACACGCAACTGAGCCACCCTATTCAATCCTTTTTGACCACCACCACGAACCTTATCTATTTTAGTTTTAACACCCTGTATAGTGTCATTACTCATACGACGAAAAGCATCAACACCCCTGTCAGACATTTGCGTCACAGGATACCCTAAACGTTCTGCTTCACCCATAAGAGCATTCTGCCCCTGCTTCAACCCCATACTCTTATAATAAGTGCGTAAGATCGCAAGCGGATCTTCGCTGTACATAGGCTCACCAAACACATGTCGGGCTACATCATCCACTTGATCAGCACTGGTTCTATTAACAAGAGAAGGTTTTTGAATAACAAAAGGTTTAGAAGGATTTTTTATATCGTTGATGTACCATTTATTACCAACCTTAACTACACGATTCTTTGCTTGAGCCTCACGTAACGCTTCACTACCATCAGGCAACTCTATATTTTTACCAACAGTCCACATCCTGTCATATTCGTGTTTAGAATGAAATGCCCCACCTGCCTCTGGCAGATCACCTCCTGTCTTATAATTAAATTTTGCAGACATGGAATCAGACATCGCTCTTGGGAAATAGCCACCTTCGCCAGAAGCCGAAAACTTATTTTTTAATTCTAAGTATTCATCACCCATCTGTTGCATGTTGATATGATCCAATTCGTTCATCATCCGAAAAGCAACAGTAGCAACCTCATCCAACTGATCATCACTCAACTTTTGAATATTCTCAGGAAGATTCTTAAACCACTCACTGTTCCTATTCAAAATCTGTCTCACCGAATGAGAAGAATCAGGAGTCGCACCAAAAGCAAACAAGTTCCGCAATAATATGTTTAACTCCCTCGGTGCTATCTTCCAAGCACGAACCAACTTGCTTAAATCATCAACACCTTTTTTACCAACAGACTCATAAAAATTTAAAACACCCTTACCGTAAGCAATAGATTGCTCATTACGCCAAGCAGTGGTCAGCGACTCCATGTCGCCCTTTTTTAACAAGTCATCAAAATACTTGTCAGGAGTGCTGAAATGATCACGGAACTTTCTGACAAGCCCACGTTCCATCTCCATCTGAATTTTAGGATCCAAATTACGCCATGTCTCAGGTTTGAAAGCATCAGTATACTGTTGACCTTGCCTAGATAAAATAGCACCCAAACGTAAAGGTTTAATCATCGAACCTGATATAGGAAGATTTCTTAAAGCACGCAAAGGAAAATCCGCCGCCCCAAATAACGTTCTTCCCGGACCCATCTTAGCCTGACGGCTACCAATCTTGAACTCCACAGGCGCTCTAGCAGCCGTACCAACCGTTTTACGTTGAGGAACAGGAATCCTAGTACCATAAGTGTCAGGTGGACCTGTTCTCATTTTCTTAATGTAAGAACGGAACTGTTTATCTGTCGTACCTACCTTGTATTTAGTAGGAATGTTTTTAACCCGTTGCTTATCCAACAACAATCTTAAATCTAAACGCTGAGAAAACTTACTAGTAGCAGTCTTTGCCGCTGTAGTAGAAGCCCGTGCAGCAAGCATGGTTTCCAACCTACCTAAGGCACTCTTAGCAGGAGCCTGTCCACTAATAGTCCTACCAGCACCCATAATGAAATCATCCACAGACTTGGATGCTTTAGAAACCATACCCGTAAACGGCACACGTAAACGCAACCCTGCATCAATCCCAATAGACTTAGCAAGTGCCTGACCAACCTCACCTTGCTTCATCAAATACCGAGACATACCAGAAATAGTTCTAGTTTTACCACCCACCTCCACAGCCTGAGTAGCAATCTTTATAGCCCTATTACCCAAATTTTTAGTGTCTTTTATTTTCACACCAGTTGCTCTCAACAAACCAGCAACCTCATTAGGACTCTTACCTGCTATTTCCCCCAACTGTAAACCAACACCCTTGTAACCCAAGTTACGAGCCATCACGTTGTAGCCACCCATGTAAGTTAAAGGATCTATAGCCACATCACCAACAAAACCAAGCACACGATCAGCCCAAACCTTGTCTGCGAAAACTGCGCCACTGGCTAGTAAAGGCACAGTCCACCCCAACGCAGCACCACCTGTCAAAGGAGCCAACGCTGCTAAACCAATACCTACAGAAGTGCGCTCGTCACGAATCAAATCCTGAAAACCGTAATGGTTTCGTGTCTGATCCCACCAGTCAGAATAACTAAAACCACGATCATCTGTCCAAAATTGAATCTGGTCAATAGTTTCTTTAAGGGTACTCGCTATAGCAGAACGACCAACATCAAGAGCGCCTAATACTGAACGCCAACCTCCGGTTGGCGCAGAAGGAGGATCAGGTAGAGGACCACGTGATGTACCCCCACCACCTAAAGTTCGGGTGTAACCAGATCGTGGAGGTAACCTAAGATCAGTTAAAGGACTTCTAGCAGATGAACGTAAAACAGGTTGAGGTTTACTAAAAGGTGCAGTTAGTTTAGGTGCTTTCGCCCTATCTAAAGCCTGTTGCAGTTGCGTGTAGACATCAGCCATTATTTCCACTCATATGTGCCATCTGGATTAGCGATAAACTGTTGCATCATCTTTCCTGCTACTAAATCAGTACCTGATTGTTGTGTTGTCCAATCTTGGTAACCTTCAACAGGTATACCTGTAATGTTTGCCCAAACTCTTGCAGTCGCTAAATCAAATTGTGCTATATCTGCTAACACTGTTAACCAAGCAGACTCATCACTTTTCTCTTTAAGACTAATACTTGTACCTTTAGGCTCTTGAGCAGTGATAGACCCTTCTCTTATATATTCACCTTCTGACATAGCATTATTAACAATTTCTGTAAGATTTATTTTTTGAGTAGGAGTTGCCAGTTTATCCAATGCCAACCGTGGGTTACCCTCAGAGTTAGGATAATCACCCCACACAGCCAATCTTTCTTCTTCTGCCGCAACCTTTTCCTTAGCCCTTGCTATCTCAGCCTGAGTTTCTGCACGATCTACTTCAGCCCACTCATTTTGCTCATCAGTAACCGCAGAATTCACAACCGATTCTAAAATAGAACCATAAGTGTCCATCTCTTCAGGACTCATCCACCACGTGCCACCAGTATCAGGGAAAGCATTTTGTTTAAATTCTCCTATATCTTCACCTAAAGTTAAAAAGTCTTCGTCTGTGAAAGCAGTCGGTACTCTTTGATTCTCATCTGTTTCTAACTTCAATCCAGTGTCTTGATCGAAACCAGCCTTCAACCAGTCCAAATCAGTCTGCAAGTCCACTGCACCTTGAGCATCTAAATATTGGTCTTGAACATCTTGATATTGTTCAGCCGCTAAATCTATAGCATTCTGTTCAGCAGTACCAACACCCGTTGTAGGAGTGTAACCCATTTGACGACCATAAGCAGGATTAGGTAAATCCATTTCACCAGTCATAGGATTTTGAATAAATGGTCTAAGATCAATACCTTGACTTGATAAACCTAAATCAAACTGCTGTTCCGCTACACGATCAGAATAACTAGAACCAGTCAAAGGATCCCAACCAACCATACGACCATAATTTTCAGTGCCTTCTGTCATGTTCACACCAGCAGCCAACAAGTTAGCCTGATCCGCAGCGGACATATTCTCAAACTGATGTGCAGATTGTTTTACTTGGTCATCTGCCGTATCAGCACGCTGCTGACTAATCTTACGATCCAACGCAGATTCTCCTTGTTGGAATGTCTGACCTGCTACACGTTCATCTGTAGTAAACTTTTGAGCATCCTCTCGAGATATAGTGTCATAAGCCATATCAGCAATCGGCACATCCCCACGCATACCAGCAAATATAGTATTAGCAGGAACACCCAAATAATCTGTTAAATCTCTAGAAGACAAAGCATCCTCACGGACCTCAAGTTCCTTACCAGCCCTATCGATGCTAGCGCCCATAATCAACTGAATAGCATTGTTTATAACCTCAGCCTTATAAGAAGCGATAGTGTTAAGAAGCATAGAGTCACGATCATCCTTAGACATTTTGCCTATACGCCACAACGAATCCACATACTGGAACATTGTGTCTACCTGATCACCATGCAATTGATCTATCGCATCAAACTCCACAGCAGAAGCAACACCCTCCGCTTCAGCCAAAGCACCAATAATTGCTTTGTCTGTAGCACGTGCTGTTTTAGATTTAGATTGCTCATCTTTCCAAGTTGAAAGAAGACGATCCATCTCGCCCGGCTCAAGCAACTCACCCGTTATAGGATCTTTTAAAGTACCATACTGTTTCTTAAAAATTGAATTTAACGCTGTTTGAGTAGTCTCTTGCAACCCAGTCAACTCTTCGGTACTAGCAGTTTTTGCAGTATTAATAGCAGATTCTATATCATCAAATTGTTCTTTAATAAGTTCCAACGCTGTTGTTTGACTAGTAACAAAATTGTTTAAAGGATCCTGTACAGGCGTTTCTGCGGGTCCACCAAAATCGCCTTGACCTCCACCGGGACCTCCTCCACCGGGACCGCCGCCACCGGGATCGTCTCCACCCATAGGGGCAGCAGGCGCTCCGTACGCTGCGGCAAACTCGTCAGAATCAACCCAAGCGGCAGTCTCCTGATAAGGTTGGTCTATATGATCAAACCACTGTTGAGAACCGACACCCGCAAAACTAGGATCAACCATCTGACCGGCAGTTGTACCCAATTCTTCGCTAGTCATCAAAGATTCCATACCTAGGAACTGTTCTATATCAGCAACCGTGTACCCTTGATCTAAAAGACTTCTTGCTAAATCTGTTCTCATTTGTAAACGAGGGTCGTCAACTGGTTGTTGACCATACGCCATTTCAGGATCCCAATCTGCTGTAGGTACAGTTTGATCAAACGGAACTTGATTTAAACCTTCCCCAAAAACACCTTGAGCCTGAGCCATCTCAAACCATGCGGTTTCTTCAGGATTCATTTGACCAGTTAAAGCATTAGCACCACCATATGCGTCTGCAACACTTTGTGGAGTTGTCTGATCATACCAAGGCACAGGAGGCGCAGGAGCAGCAGATGCAGCAGGTGCAGCAGGTGCAGTAGTAGGAGGCATACCATTAGCAGCAGGTGCAGGTGAGAACGTAGTACTAGGAGCCATGTTTGCTTCGATTCCAGCAATGAAAGCATCAAAAGCATCCTGTTCAGGAACAGACAAACCATAATATGCTTGTTGCTGTTCCATGCTCATAGCATCAGGCAACTGTCTAAGAGGACTATTCCAACCACCTTGATGGGCTAATTGCCAATTAGTTAAGTTGCTTCCACGTTGCATAGCACCCGGAGCAATTTGTGCCTGCCAATTAGGATCCTGAAAATTCATGAAAGGATCCTGTGTATTTGTATATGTTCCCGCTTCTCCTAGTTGGTGAGATCCTTCCGGTCCTCCAGCCCATGTGTTAGCCCAATAATCACGCGCTTTTCTTTCTGCTTCTTCCTGAGCAAATTTTAAAGCAGCGTTTTCGCTCCAATCAACCATCAGTAACTAGCCTCTCTGATCTGAGCGGCACGCTCCGCACGATCTTCCATCGCATCAAACTCACGACCATAACCAGTACCAAAATATTCGTTATACGCACCAATATTTTGTGCAGTTAAATCAAACAAAGCCTGTTCCAACCCCATCTCAGTATCACCCAAAGACGTATACAAATCAGTAAAATACTTACCCATGCCACGGTTACGTAAACCAGAATCCTGCAAACCCCTCCGAGCGTAACCAGTGTTCAACTTATGCAAAGCATCAGGAACACCCTGAGTCGTATCATACTTTTGACGAGCAGTTGTATTACGAGCCGACTGTTTTTGTAAAGTTGTTCCCGCTAAAGCAGTCGCCAAACGTTGTGAAGGAGAAGTCCCCAACGGGTCCCTCACATTGTAATCAGTTCCATAAGGGTTGTAAGCCATTACCGTCCTTGTTTAATACCCGGATAACGCCGCTTAACAGCGGCACGAACACGCGATTTTTGACTAGGAGAACCATGTTGGGCTACACGAGCCAACGCATTCCTAGCATGAGACCGATCATTGATCGGATATTTGCGTTGCGCAGGTTGAGCAAAAGCACTATTAGGAAGTCTTCTTCTTTGAGGACCAGTAAGTTTAGCCATCTAGTTAAAAACCTGTCCCGCAATGACAAGAGTGGCTGTTTCTACAACAACATTGAGAACAACAGCCCCCTCCGACCCACCGCCGCTGAGAGCAGTACCAGCAGTCACATCCGAAATGTCGCCCGTACTGGTCTGTGTTATACGTTGGTTTATTCTCTGTACGCTCATTGCAACACTCCCTATCCAAAGTATGTGATCTGAATATCAGAATCTGAAGACCCAGCCCTGATGAACTTCACATCTGTTAAATCGTCTTGGTACAAATCCATGACACTGTAAGGGTTCAAATAGTGACCAATAGAAGCAGTCGGTGTACCCCACCTGACTCTGATTGGTTCAGCACCATTAGTTATCATCGCCGCTATAGCACCAGTAGGGCGTGTGCAAGCAACAGCCACAGTTGATACTGTTAACTGTTGATCACCTATAGACGACCCGTACTGAGAAGCGTTATATCTTATTCCTGACATTTAGTCTCTCTTCCCAAAAATGTTTAAACGATTTGCATCTATTAAATTGTCCATTTGTTGTATTTTCTGTTGTATTTTTCTTAATTCAAATTCAAGTGATCTAGCGTTATCTCCCACCATTTTTCGTGTTGGTCGATAAGTTAAAGTCATTACGCTGCTGCTGCTGCTGTAGGTGGATCATCAGGGAAAACAACTTCGGACACCTTGGTGAAACCAGCAGGTAGGTCACGTAGTTCTTGACGGTATGCCGCCCATTCCTCAGCAGTATGATCGCCCAAACTAGCGTCTGCTATTTGAGTCCAGTCACAGTCACGCAACAATACGTCACGTCGACTACGAACAAAAGTGAAATCCAAATCCACTGCCGCTTTTCTATCTTCGAGTTCTTGTAGTTCTTCTGCCGTGAGTTCGATGCGTTCACCGTTCACGACCTTATATCTTTTTTCTGCCATTATGCTGCTCCGTTTATTCCATATAGTGTAAAAGTGCTGTATTGCACAAAATCGTCTAATCCTTGAGCGGGAAAGAGAACAATAGATGTGATAGCCGAGGTGCTACTCCACAACCCAGCGATCATACTGACAGTCCATTGCCAATCGGTTGTGGAGTTGTTTGGAACGGTACCTTGCCCCAAAACCTGTTTATAGTTTGATGTGTTCGCATAGTTCGGAATCCATATAGTCGCCGTGCCAAAGGTGTCAGCAAGGTTATTAGCACCCGTTATTCCATACAGATGGTAAATCTGAGTACCTGTGGCTTTTGATGCCATGGGTGAAGAACTACCTGCAAGCAAGACGTTGTGGGAGTAGTTGGAGCCTGTGTCACCGTTGAACTGGATCCCAAAGTTGTCGTAATACTGAACATCATCAGAACGAGCCGAAGCCTCGATGTACAGATGGTCATACGACCCTGAGATAGATCCGAAGGTCACAGACGATGCCGAAGCGCCTAATTCTGTGTGTTGTATAACATTCCAAACTGCCATTATGAACTCTTTATCCCATATAGTGTGAACTCTGAACCACGCTCGAAATTAGCGGTTGAATAATTCAACAAAGTAAATTTGTCTACAGCACCAGTATTATCCCACACCCCACCTGCAATCATTGTATAAGTAGTACTTGAACCGAACGTCCCAGTTGAATATCTTGACTGAACAGTCGTGTTTTTGTTGGCGTTTGCATAATCCAAAATATCCAAAACGTTCGTTGAATAATAAATCGCATCCGATTTTAGACTGTCGCTTATACCTGCGGTATAAATTGCTGTTTGACCTGTCCCCGCACCAGCCGCATGACTACTAGAACCTGTAGCGTACATTTGAATAATTGAATAGTTCGTGCCTGTGTCTACTGCACCGCCACCAGTCCCAAATCGAATATTCATACTGTCATAATAGTTGGATGAACCAGAACGGCTCTTTGTCACCATCTTAACTCGCAGATGCTCATACGACCCCAGCGATGAGAACGTCACCGAAGCGGTATCCTCCTCCATGTAGACCGTTTCGATTGCTTCAATAATAGCCATTATGCTGTCACCATTCTCGGAAGAATCCCGAACAAATCAACCCTTGTTCCAGCCACGAAATCTCCACCACTTATCCAATACATATCAATCTCTGTAATAGATGGTGTAGAGTAATAGTAAGGGGTCGTGCCTCTTAAAGTAGTCCCTGAAAACCCAACGGTACCTGACCCGCCATCATCACCTGCCCATTGCGAATAAACAGATTTAGCCCTGCCGCTGTTAATGCCAAACAAATCGACAATAGAAGCACCAAAATCATTTGCAGTCTGATTACCATCAGCGATTATGCCAGCAGGGATGTATTGGTTAAAGAAATTCAAAGAGTTAACAGCCGAACCGTCAGCATAACATCTATTTATATTGTAGCCACCAGTATCTGTGCAATTATTCAACTGAAGCCCTAAATACCCACCATAAGTGCCTGTGTCATCATCTCTAGCGTAAATAATCATTTTCAGATCCTGATATTGTGACCAGTCGTTAGCACCAGTCGTAGATTGCAAAGTGATCGTAGTTGCTGTTCCAGTTAAAACATTTGTTATCAGAGGAACCCACGCTTCACCATCAGTGAGAACACCATCAACTATATAATCGGGTGTTGCTGTGTTTATTGTTTCAGCCATTACGCCACCGCATATCTGATTAGAACAATACCTGAGGCACCAGTATACTTACCGCCATCAGCCACGCCACCACCGCCGCCACCAGTATTTGGGATAGCGCCGTTTTTTCCTGAATCATTGTTGTCTGCCTCACCACCGCCGCCTGTACCAGCAGAACCATCCGTGCCACCACTAGCACCAGCACCACCGCCGCCATAAAGAGCAGTTGAAGCACCTATACCATAACTTGCCACTCCGTTGCCACCATTACCAGCAACACCACTACTTGCCGCCGTACCGATAGCGCCAGCACCACCACCGCCACCGCCACCGCCATTCGGCCAGGAAATGATGGCACCTGCACCACCATTATTACCTTGACTACCTGTTCCAGAGCCAGCGGCACCAGCACCAGCAAAACCTGCACCTCCACCACCTGAGCCGCCAGTTTGACCTGCCGCACTAGAAGTTCCACCACCGCCACCAGCGGTGGCTGTGATCCCTAAAGCAACGCTGTTAGTTGCATCACCACCAAGATTTGCTAAACCACCAGCACCAATAGTAATTGTGTAAGGGCTTGAAGCGGCATCAACTGTTAAACCTGTTGCTGTTTGCACACCACCAGCACCACCACCAGCACCTGATCCTGAACTACCCCCACCGCCTGCAACTATCAGATAGTCAACGTCAGCGGAACCATCAACAACAGTAAACGTGCCAGAACCCCTGAAAGCATGAACACGGTACGTTGTACCAGAATCCTCATACTGGGTAATGACCCCACCAAAAGCGGTAGGAGGATCAATAGCACTGCCGCCCAGAGCGCCGTTCAACCAATTAGAAACAGCCGTAGACGGATTAGCCTTAGCCAAATCCTTACGACCCTTCCACGTTGAAACCGCAGTGCTAGGGTTAGTCCTATCTTGTCG